GTTGCAAAGGGTGGCGGCATGATGAAGAAAAAGGGTATGAAAAAAGGTGGCATGATGAAGTCAAAAGGTATGGCTGCTGGCGGTAAACTTAAAATGGTTGAAAAAGATGGAAAGAAAGTTCCATTCTTTGCTGCTGACGGCAAGGGCAAAATGGCTGCTGGTGGTCGCATGAAGAAAAAAGGCATGAAAAAAGGTGGCATGATGAAGAAGGGCTACGCCAAAGGCGGGGCTGTAAAGGTTAAGTCAGGCGATACCCTGTCTCAGATTGCTAAGTCAAAAGGTCTTACTCTCAAGTCTTTGATGGCTGCTAATCCCGGAATTAAAAACGCCAATGAAATTCGCGTTGGACAAAGCATTAAGATGCCAACTGGTGGCAAGGGGCGTGGCGGTGTTTACTCTGGGATGACAAAATCGTCCATGAAGGGGTTGGCTGATGATACCACTGCGAAAGGGGCAAAGAAAGTTGTTGCAAGTAGTGGTGGAAAGAAAAGAATCAGAAGAAGAAAAGGTGCTGATCTTCCTGAGCAGGCAAATAAAAGAGCTAGGGTCACGACTCGCCTCAATCAGCTTGGTGAAATCAATAGACAGCGTAGAGCCGCAGATGCCGATAAAAAGCCGCGAAAGGTAAAACGCTCTCGCCCAGCAATCCCATCAAATGATATTGCCGCAAAGAAGGGCGGTGCCATGAAGAAAAAGGGCTACGCTATGGGTGGAATGATGAAGAAAAAGGGCATGGCTAGAGGCGGAATGATGAGAAAAAAGGGCATGTCTAAAGGTGGTGTAATGCGCGGTACTGGTGCAGCCACAAAGGGTAAGCGCTTTGGACGCGCAGGCTAGTAAATGCCTAACGCGGTAGGAAAACACGCATATGGTGTATGTGATAAAACAGGGTTCAGATATAAGTTATCTGACCTTGTTTTTGAAATAAGAAACGGAACCAGAACAGGTATGCGTGTTGGAAAAGATGTGGTTGACCATGACCACCCGCAAAACTTTATTGGTAGGGTAAGAGTTTCCGATGGTCAGTCACTTGCTAATGCAAGGCCAAACAGGCTGGAGCCTGATGTAATTAATCTTCTGCAAGACAATCCGTTTACGACTGGTGCTTCTGGCGGAGTAACAACAACCATAACGGTGACAGAGGTTAATCACGGAAGAGACACAGGTGATACTGTAAGGTTTAGAACTGTCGAGCCATTTGACGGCATAACTCAGGCGGTGATGGAGTTGTCCACTGGGTATTCTATAACAAAAGTATCAGATGATACTTATACCGTTTCTGTTTCTGGCGGTGCAACAACAGGATCTGTTTCTGGAGGCGGCTTTTTTGCAAGTGCTGGGCCAGTCACAGCTTTAGGGTAGTAAAATGTCTTTTACCTTTGGTGAGCTAAAAACCGCTATTCAATCTTATACCGACAACAGCGAGGCGACCTTTGTCGCCAACCTTTCAAACTTTATAAAAGCAGCAGAACAAAGAATATTCTCTAACGTTGATTTGGAGAACTTTAGAAAAAACGCCACTGGTGTAATGACCACAGGCAACCAGTATCTAAGAACCCCCACAGATTTTTTAGCTCCATTTTCCTTATTTATCACGACCTCTGGGAGTGAGGGTTTTCTTTTAGAAAAGGATGTCAACTTTATGAGAGAGGCTTTTCCTGATGTGACATCAACGGGAAAGCCGCTGTATTATGGTTTCTTTGACTCATCTGTTACATCTGGAAGCGGGCTTGTAAATGCTAACTTTATATTAGGGCCAACCCCTAACGCGGATTACACAGTTGAGTTGCATTATTATTATAGGCCAAACAGTCTGACAGCTTTGGCAGACACAGAGTACACATGGCTTAGTCAAAACTCTCCAAACTCTCTTTTATATGGCTCTTTGATAGAGGCTTACATTTTTATGAAGGGTGAGCCTGATATAATTTCTTTATATGAATCTCGATTCGCAGAGAGTTTATCTAGGTTGAAAGACTTGGCAGAGGCCAGAGAAAACGCGGATGCTTACAGAGAGGGGCTTCCAGAAAGACCGAGGACATAGGGAGACAATGAAAGTAGCTATAGTAGGGCTTGGTAGCAGTTACGCTGATTACGTTTCTGCGAGAATAGCCTCACAACATTTTGACGAGGTTTGGGGAATAAACTGCATAGGAGCGATCATACACGTTGACAAAACATTTATGATGGATCCTGTGTCTAGGTTTTTGGATACAGAAAACGCGGGTACACAAACAGGTGTTGCCCGTGAATTTTTATCAAAAAACACAAAACCAGTTATTACTTGTCAACTGGACGATAGAATAAGTTACCTAGAACTTTTCCCGTTAAAGGAGGTGGCTACAGGCTTAGGCTTTTGTTATTTTAATAACACTGTGGCTTACGCTGTGGCTTACGCAATATGGAGTAAGGTTAAGACCCTGTGTCTTTATGGCATAGACTATACTTACAAAAACGTCAGTATGGCAGAGTCTGGAAGGGCGTGTGTAGAGTTTTGGTTGGCGATAGCCGTATCCAAAGGAATAAAAATAGAGGTGGCTCACAACTCAACACTTTTGGACACAAATGTTCCCGACAATGAAAAGTTGTACGGGTATCACAGGTTAGATGATCCTCTTGTTCAAACAGTAAAAGATGGCTCACTGTTAATAACAAGACAATCAGAGTTTGCTCCACCAGAGCCACAAGATAATGAGCCAATAATATTTGGGAGACACGATAATGTTTAGTCCGGGAGAAATGGGTTTAGGGCCAGTCAATGTTATGACCTCAGACAGTGGCGGTCTTTCAAACGATCAAATTGCAGAAATGGCTACAAATAAGATTGTGTATGTTTCTGAAGGCTCTCCAGAGGAAATAAGGCTTCAAGCAGAAGCATTTAAGGACAGAGTTAGGAATCTCCTCCAATTCTATGTGGAGTTGGCGAGGAGGGAGGAACGTGCTACAATATGCGCTAAGGTTCGTGAAGCGGGTCAACTAGAATTAGCAGATGCTATAAGGAGAATATAATGGCAATCGCACAAGCAATGTGTACATCTTTCAAGAAAGAGCTAATGTTGGGTACACACAACTTTGCCACAAATGGCAATGCTTTCAAGCTGGCTCTTTTTGCAGAGGGCAGTGGGGGTAAGTCAAGCTCCACAGCCACTTTAGGTGCTACAACAACAGTGTTGGTGACAACTGGCGAGGTTGCGTCAAGCGGAACTTATGCTACTGGCGGTGGCACATTGACCAAGGTTGCCCCAAACACATCAGGGACAACGGCTTTTACAGATTTTGCCGACATAAGTTTTACTACAGCAACAATTACCGCTATGGGCGCTTTAATATACAATAGCACAAATAGTAACAAGGCTGTGGCTGTGCTGGATTTTGGGTCAAACAAAACATCAACATCAGGCACTTTTACTGTTCAGTTCCCCACAGCAGACGCGAGCAATGCGATTATTCGCATAGCTTAGTGGAGTAAATAGTGGCTAATATTACCGGATGGGGTAGAGGCGGTTGGGGCGAAGGGGCTTGGAATAACCCTATCGCCGTAGAGGTCACTGGTTTTTCTGCTACTGCATCACTTGGTACAGCAGCATCTGACACAGGCATTGTATTTGGTGTCACTGGCGTTTCCGCCTCCGCGTTAATAAGCCAGCATGTTGCGACTACAATAACTTTGGCTGTAACTGTAGTTAATCCCGGATCTGGTAATAAATATTATATAGACGGCGTACAGCAGGCAACACTAACACTATACGAAGGAAACACATATAGATTTGATCAGTCTGACAGCAGTAATAGTGGTCACCCATTAAGGTTAAGCGAAACATCTAACGGAACTCATGCTGGTGGATCTGCCTATACTACAGGCGTAACGACAAATGGCACTCCGGGAAGCTCTGGGGCTTATACAGAAATCACGGTAGCGTCAGGCGCTCCTACACTGTATTATTATTGTAGTAATCACAGTGCTATGGGAGGCACTGCAAATACGCCAGCCATTTTAGGCTTCCACATTGTGCCTACTGGTGTGTCTGGCACAACGGCTTTGGGAACAGCCTCCTCTGCTGCTGCTGGGGCGACAGTTCCCGTGACTGGTGTTACGGCAACAAACTCTGTTGGTAACGGCACTTTTGTTTCTCCTTCTTCAATAGGGGCTAGTGTTACAGGTGTGTCGGCTACTGGCGGGGTTGGAGAAGAAATTTTCTGGCAGGAGATAATACCTTCACAAACACCAAACTGGTTAGATATAGCGGCGTAAGGACGGTAAAATGGCAAGCACCTATGTAAATGATTTAAGACTTAACGAGCTGGGTACTGGCGATGGCTCTGGTACTTGGGGAACAACCACTAATACAAATCTTGAGCTTATTGGTGAGGCATTAAGTTATGGCACAGAGGCCATAACCACAAATGCTGATACTCATGCTAGTGCTGTAGCAGACGGGTCAACTGACCCCGCCAGATCAATGTACATTAAATACACTGGCGCGTTAGACTCAGATTGCACCATAACCATTTCGCCAAACACAATAAGTCGTGTTCACTTTATAGAAAATGCCACCACAGATAGCGGAAGCTCTGGCCCCTACAACATCATAATAAGTCAGGGTTCCGGCTCAAATGTCACCATAGGAAACGGGAAGGTATCTGCGGTTTACCTAGATGGAGCAGGAAGTGGTGCGGCGGTTGTTGATGCATTTACCGATCTTTCCATAGCAGGTGATTTTTCAGTTGCTGGCACCTTGCTTCCGTCAGGAGACACCTCTGCTGGTGATGCGGCGGCGATAGGTTATACGGCGGCACTGGGTGTTATCGTTACTGGTCAGGGATCTACAAATGACATCACATTAGTCAATGATGCTGATGCAACTGTTTTAGCTGTACCTACAGGCACAACAAACGTAGATATTGTGGGCGTGGCTACAGCAGAGACTTTTGAGCCTGATGGAGACACTGCCGCTGGTGATAATGCGGCGATTGGATACACCGCAGCAGAAGGCATTATTGTAACTGGTCAGGGTAGCACTAATGACATAACCATGAAGAATGACGCAGACGCGGATGTTCTTGTTGTTCCGACTGGTACAACAAATGTGGATATTGTTGGGGTTGCTACAGCAGCTACATTTGAGCCAGATGGCGACACCTCTGCCGGAGATAACGCGGCGATTGGCTTTACTGCTGCTGAGGGCTTAATTCTCACTGGTCAGGGTTCTAGTACAGATGTGACAATCAAAAATGACGCTGATGCAACTGTTGCCTCAATAGCTACTGGAACAACTATCTTTACGATAAATGATGATATCGGAGTTAGTGGCAGGTCAGTCGGTCACGTTACCACAGACAATGATGGCAGCTTTGATTTAGCAGTGGGTAATGACTTCAAATGCACACCTTCAGGTGACTTTACTCTGACATTTACTAACGGAGATGCAGGGCAGTCGGGCAATATACTTTTAATCAATAGTGGTGGTCACACTGTTTCTGCACATGCAGATATAGCTATTAACGCTACTACTCTAACCGCATTATCAACGGCTGGCACATATCACCTTGCTTACTTTTGTAGTGTAGATAGTGGCACGGCTAATACTATAGCTGTATCAGCATCAGGAGCCTTGACCTAATGAGTGTAATAAAGGGTAATCATGGAGGTTTGGGTGGCTCTGGCGCTCCCGGAGGTGCGCTAGGTTCGTTCTTTAGCACAACGATTGATCAATCTTTGCGGTTTGATGATCCTAATAATGCATATCTTGTAAACAATACTGGTGCCACGGGTAATCAACGGACATACACATGGAGTGGTTGGATTAAAAGAGCAACGCTTGACACATTACAAGTTATTTTTTCAGAAGGTACATCAAGCAATTCTCTTACTGTGTTTTTCAACACTGACAATAAAATTCATACTCAAGAAAGAGCTGCTGGCTCAAACAGGTTTTTAAATAAAACAGCCGCTGTTTTTCGTGATGTTGGTGCATATATGCACATTTGCTATGCGGTTGATTCTACAAAGTCAACTGATACTGATCGCATCAAACTGTATATCAATGGTGAACTACAAACTTTAGACACTGTTAGTGGCACCAAATATCCATCGGAAGATTTGCAAACAACTTTTAACTTCGCAAATGATCATTATATTGGTTACGGCGCACTCTATGCTAATAACTGTTTTGATGGGTATATGGCAAATGTGCATTTTACGGACGGCACTCAATATGCTGCAACAGATTTTGCAGAGAGCAACAGTGGTGTGTGGGTTCCAAAAGAATTTACAGGAACTTTTGGGAGTAACGGCTATCATTTGCCTTTCGGGCAAGACACGTCATCAGGTGCATCCGGTTTTTTTAACAGGTCTGGGGCTACATATTTAACATACTCAAATGCAACTCATTACGATATTGGATCAAGTGATGATTTTACTATAGAGGCTTTTTTTCGACCGACATCAACAATGATGAGTAATTATTGTTATCTGCTTGGTTA